GAGCATCTAACCCCAGAACAAGGTATACTGATATTGGACGAACTCCGTAACATGGAGCATATCCTACGGAAAGCGCTCAGGCGCAAAGGAGGCAACCAGGTGAGACAGGAAGGCGGAGTCTAGCAATGGAGATCATCGAAGCCCTGGTCAAGACTCAACTCTCTACGACCTTGCCCATGCAGGAAGTCCTCATCATGCCGATCGGGGATATCCACAACGACGCGTCGGGCAATTCCGACCTGGAGAAGCTGCGTAGGCATATCTCCTGGGGAATGGAGCGGGGGGCCTACTTCTTGGGGATGGCCGACTATGTCGATCTGGCATCTCCGAGCAACCGCCAGCAATTGCTGGGGGCCAAGGTCTATGATTCGGTGTACGATGCCCTCGATGCCCAGGCATATAAGGCGGTGGAGCAGCTTTACGAGATCATGAAGCCTACTGTGGGGCGGTGGTTGGGGCTGCTGACGGGTCATCACTACTGGCAGTTCCAAGATGGGGATACCAGTGATTGCTGGCTGGCGCGGAAGTTCCAGGCCCCGTTCTTGGGGGACTGTGCCATGATCCGATGCCAATTCGCGGAGCCCCAGGGCAAGCCCCGGGCGGCTTTCACGATCTGGTGTCATCACGGTACGGGTTCTGGAATGACGGTGGCATCGCCGCTCAATCGGCTGGAGCGTGTCGTGGAGTACTTCGACGCCGATGTCTACCTGATTGGCCACCAGCACAAGCTGGTCGGGGCTCCGATGGATAGGTTGTACGTCAACTGGAACCGGAAGCCGCCGCAGGTCGAACATCGTACAGTCATTGTGGCCTGCACGGGTGGATGGCTTCGAGGGTATCAGGGAGGGAGCCGCCGAGGCGGAAAGGCTCAGGGTACCTACGTAGAGAAGAAGATGCTGAGTCCAACGGCCCTCGGAGGGGTTGTCATTAGTGCACGACCCCGTGAGCAATTCTACGCTACCCACGGTGGCAAGCGTGCGAGCCAGTACAAAGTCGACCTGAACATTTCATTGTAAGGAGGCAGATAGATGGCCATGAACGAGGGGGAACTGGTACGTCTGGATATCCTGCGAGCGAAGGCTGAGCGGGATAGGGCCGAAGCAGCAAAGCTCGATGTCGAGGCGGCGTTGGGACGATCTGCACTGGAGCAGACGACGCTGCTCTTGGCCAAGGCCAAGCGTGCTGAGGCGCAGGAACTGGCGGCCAACAGGTACCACCACGTATATGTGTTCGATGGCACGGTGTGCGGGAACACGGTGGACAAGTGTATCGACCAGTTGACACAGTGGATGCGCAACGAACCAGGGTGTCCGATTGAGATCATCCTCTTCAGTCCAGGAGGAGAGGTCATCGCGGGCATGGCCCTGTTCGACTTCATCCAGCGGGTGAGGCACGCGGGTCACCATGTCACGATGACGGCTCTCGGAATGGCGGCGTCGATGGCAGGTATCCTGCTCCAGGCCGGGGACAAGCGCATTATCGGACGGCAGGCATACGTTCTGATCCACGAGATCAGTGCTGGCGCGGTCGGGAAGATCGGGGAGCTTGAGGACGAGGTCACGTTCATCAAGAAAATCCAGAAGCGGGTTCTTGACATCTTCGTCAAGCGTGCTAGTGTGAGCCGGGCGTACTTCGTGAGGAACTGGCGGCGCAAGGACTGGTGGCTCGATAGCGACGAGTGTATGCGGATCGGATTCGTGGACGAGATACAGGGGTAGCACTTGGACATCCTGGCCGAGATTGTAGTCTGGGGGCGGGCCCGGCCCAAGGGCAGCAAGACCACGTTCATCACTGACGCGGCCTGGGCAAAGGCGAACCGCGAGGGGCGCAAGCCTCTACCCGTCTCCAAGGAAGCAGACTCGGTCAAGGAGTGGATGCGTCTCACATCCCAGGTGATGGCCAACAACCTAGTGGACAAGCCGGGCTTCCCTCTCGACGGCCCAGTCAAACTCGAAGTGGCATTCTTCTTCACCCGTCCCAAATCCCGGGCGGGAGAGTTCTGGCATCTCACAGTCGGGGATAGTGACAAGCTACTCCGCACTGTTGGTGATGCCGGCAACGGGATCGCCTGGCTGGATGACAAGCAGATCGCAGTGATCGGCGCAAGCAAGGCTTACACGGATGGCGCGCCCTACATGGTGATCCACATTGGCCGCCCCACCATGCAAGACGAGTTCGTCGTGCGGCAGAAGGCAGCGGCAGCACACAGGAGTGTGACGAGCGGATGACCCTACTCGAGTTCGTGGTGGACAGCGGCATGGAACCGAGCCGAGACAGGGCGTTCGGTGCTATCCAGGCAGGGAGATACGTGGTTGGCCGTGCGTGGCCCGTGTCGGGCGGCACGTGGGCGCTGGAGCGACCGTTCGGGTGTCTTCGCGTCACTGATCCATTTGTTGTGCTACGCACCCCTTGTGTCGTGCGTGGAGGCTGGAAGACCCAGAAGGTGAGTGTGGCCACGTGAGTAAAAAAGTTCTTGTTCTGACTAACCGAAGAGGGCGAGCTGTAGTGCAGGCTGTGATCTCTTCTATCGCGCTAGGGGCCGCCTCAATCATGGCCAGCGAGTTCTGGGAGGACATGACAACGGACAAGCAGAACATGCCAACACCTCGGTGGGCCAAGCCGTTCTTGTTCGCCGCGCTGTGCGTCTTGATAGGATTGGAAGGTACAAAAGTCAGAGAAGATTTTAAGGTAATGCTTGGAGGCCCAGTCGAGGATTAGGATGCCAAAGATTCTTGACCCAGGCCAAGGAGAGAATAGGGTGGATAAGTATCACGAGGCCGCAACAGAGCCCGTGAAGCCAGCGGCTGAGGCTTCTGCCGATATCGGATGGCGTGAGGGTATCTCACCTGCTGTTCGACTACAGTATTGGGCCTATCTTGGCCGGTGGAAGAAGCACGGTGAGAAGGGCTGGTGGTGGACAGTTGCCGATATTGCCTGCGCCCATAGGAATCTAGATCAGGCTCTCAACGAAGGAGATGAGGAGAAGGCGGCGGGATACCGAAAGTTCCTATTGATGGAGAACGAGATCGAGGTGGTCTGCGACGGGTAACATCCGACCGACCGTTACGAAGATCGTCGCGCGTGTGATGCCGAAGCTGGAGGCCGTGATCCACCAGATCGGGTATGATATGTGGAGAATCTCACAGCAATACGTACCTGTGGGGAAGACTGGTGACCTGAAGCGAAGCGGGCGCATCTTCCTGATCCCGAATGGATTTATTCTACGATACGGAATGCCCTATGCTCGACGGATCGAGCAGGGGATGGCGGCCCATACTGAGCACGTCCGAAAGGCCCGCGTCCAAGGATATCGGCGCACGGTGAAGAGAGCCATGACGCCAGAGGCACGAGCACTGAAGCGATACGGCTACATGCCTCGCGGATACGTAGTCAAGCGATTCGGTACGACCCAGACTTGGGTAAGAGGACATACCCGCCGAGCCCACTCTCGGAAGGTACCCCGACAGAAGGCCCAGCCTTACATCAGGCCAGCACGCTACCAGGTGATGCGCCGGCTCCCTGTTCTACTGCGGCAGCAACTGGGGCCACGAATTGTATTGTGATAACGATGGACAGAATATTTATTCTGGAGAGCACGCCAGGACGATCACTGGTCAAGGGCCTGACCTGGGAAGTTACGGGGCTTGTGACAGTGGCAGGAGTGGCGTTGCTATTTACGGGTGATGTTACGCGGTCTCTTACTATCGGGATGGTCTACTTCCCGCTGCGAGTCGGTTGTTACTTTGCCCATGAGCGGCTGTGGAAGCATGTCTATTGGGGCCACATCAAGCACAGCATAGCCCCCAAGAAGCTAGGAAAGGAAGGCTAGAATGCCCAGACTAGGCGGGCAGACGATCCGACGAGATAAGCCCAACACACGGGCTCAGCGACGGCGAAGGCGCGAGGGACTTGAAGCGACTCGCTTGAGGAAGGAAGCAAGCCGAGCCCATCTAGGGCGGCGCGCGAAGAAGAGGCCCGACAAGGCCGCACAACCAGTGGTCTGGAATGACGACTACAAGACTGTGCCCGCGCTGCGGAGCTAACATGGGTTGCTTTCTGCGGTG